GCAACAAATTATGTCAAATATGGTGCTGGCCAGCACTTCCAAGAACACCACGACCACGGCTATTCTTATAATTGCGTAGTCTCTTTAGTTGCATACCCAAACGATGATTATGAAGGTGGAGAGCTGTATTTTAGACTTCAAAATGTGCAAGCAAAAGCTAGAGCAGGAGACGTATTTATTTTCCCGTCAAATTTTATGTATCCGCATAGGGCTATGCCAGTAAAATCTGGAGTCAAATACTCTATGGTAACTATGCTTGACTACTCCGATAAATTTCATGGAGAAAAATTTTTTAAGGAAACCGACAACTAATGAAAGAAATTTTAGTCCAAAAACTTTTTCCCGCGGGAGATAACGCTGAAATATATCAGCTACCGGCCCGGCGAGAGTGGATGGACGAAACTGCAGATAAGCACGCATATATGTGCTTCCCATTAAACATAACTAATAGGCTCGGATGGGCAATATCGTTTCCAGAAGATATCAGATTTATTTGGGACGGAATTACCGATACTACCCCTGACCACGTAAAAATTATTGAGGGAGAAAAATTTTTAAGTAGGGCAAGAGGCAACGCTACTATCGGCTTTTTGACTGGATTAAAATTTACAACCGACGACAAAACAACAATGTTGACTATGCCAGTTCCAAATCTTTTTGTTAGAGGTGCTCAGTGCTATACAACTTTAATAAGTACTTCATTTTATTATCACATGTTGCCAATCGCTTGGAGGCTTACAGAGCCTAATATAGAAATTTACATTCCAGCTGGAACTCCGGTAGCAACAGTAATTCCTATATCTCTTACAGATTTAGAAGAAAATTACCTTGTAAAGATAGATGAAACACCTGCTTCAGAAGATTATTGGAAAGAAGCAACTAAATATGGAGATGCGGCTGAAATAAAAAATGGAGTAGGAGACTGGTCAAAAATGTATAGAGATGCAGTCGATTACCGAGGCAATTCAGTTGGCTCTCATGAAACCAAATCAATAAAACTACAGACAATAGTTTGTCCAGTTACCGGAGAGTCTAGACAATCTGATTTGACGGAATTTTAAATGGAAACTAAAAAAATTAAATTTGTAATAAATAGACCCTGGCTAAACAGGGAGAGCCTATCAACGCCAAAACCAGCAATAAAAATTTTGCCAGATTGGTACAGAAAAGCAGACAGATTTGCAATTAATCCATCTACCAATAAGCCATGGGAAATGCCAAACGGAAGCGGAAAAATTCCAACTTGGAAAGCATGTCCAGCAGTATTTGATGTGATGGGCTCCGGATATGTATATAGAACTCCATGTGATATAGAATTTTATGAAGACTCAATGGGACAAATAAACGCAAAAGTTTTAGACCAAAAAAATTCTGATTTCTTGCAAATTAGGCCACCAATGCCTCAATTTGTAGCACCACTTGGATATCATGAAAAACACTTTGCTTGGTGGGCAGACTGGGCAGTAGAGCTACCCGACGGATATAGTGCTCTATACACTCAGCCAATGAATAGATTCGAACTACCATTTTTAACAACAAGCGGTGTTATAGACAATGACAAAGTAAATTTACCTGGCACTATGCCATTTTTTGTCGTTAAAGGATTCACGGGGGTAGTGCCAGCTGGAACCCCTTACTCACAAATAATCCCATTTAAGCGAGAACACTGGGAATCCGAAATAGATGATTCATTAAACTATGATGAAATGGCAATAAAAAATCAAAAAAATAGTGAAAAATATAGGGTTCCAGATGGTGGCATCTATCAAAAAGAGATTTGGGAAAGAAGAAAGTACGATTAAGGTAGGATATAAATATGTCTGATGAATATACAAATAGTGATAAGTTTGGGGACTTTAAATCAGTCACACCATCTGGATTTTTTGGGGACTCTGCAGACAACATTGTTGCTATTGAAGACTTTATGACAGAAGAAGAGTTAACAACTCTAAATGAGTTTGCCAGAAAAAATACTCTCTGGGATGTTACAGAAACTTACTACGATGATGATGGGGTGGTTATATATGATTCTGGCTATTGGGACCACAGAGTCGCCACCGAGCCAACTTTAAATTTGGCTAATCCAGAAATACCAAAAATTATTAAAAACATGCAAAACAGACTTAAAATTAAAGTAGATAAATTTTTTAATGTCGACTCACATCCAACAAGTACAGCCATTGTTAGGTGGCTACCCGGGCAAAGACAGCAGCCCCATGCCGACAAAGAGTTACATGAGGGGGAAAATAGAGGAAAACCAAATAATTTTCCATACTACGATATTGCAGGACTTTTCTATTTAAACGATGATTATGAGGGCGGAGAGTTATATTTTCCGAATCAGGGGATACAGTTCAAGCCTAAAGCTGGTGCTGCATACTTTTTCCCGGGGGATATGAATTATATCCATGGTGTAACAGAGATTAAGTCTGGAATTAGATATGTTTGTCCATTCTTTTGGACAATCAAGGAACACACCGGCCCACGTAAACCATAAAAATATAGTAGAATACATCACATAAAAACAAAGTTAGGAACTAAAGTGCATTTAGCCGAGAAGCTTCACGAGGAAGTATATCTATACGAGAATGTCATCGAGGACCCGGCAAAGCTAGTGTCTCTCATTGAAGACCTAGATGCCGACCCAACGTCATATTCGGTTATTCCGGAATGGGGATTCTGGTTTTCTAACAGTGCCGATGGCCACAGCTTTGGCAGTAAGAAAGACTTTAATCTAGATGCCCTGGAAACATTACAGTCTCCTAGAGAAGATGACATTAAATATGTAGCCGAGCAAATTCGGGGCGCAATAAAAAATGTATCAGAGGCTTACTACAGAGACAGAGGATTTGAGGGAGAACCAAATATTTCCCCGTTTGCTGGTGTAATGAAGTATCGTCCTGGCTGCGAGATGGGAGCTCACTTTGATGCTCAAGCTGGTGACCAAACCTTAAAGTATTCAATTGTTGTCTACCTAAATGATGACTATGAAGGTGGGGAAATTTCTTTTATTATTAGAAAAGCAGATTTAAGGAACCCCAAAAATTCTCACTTAAGACCGGTAGCAGACTTAAAGGATCCACAAAATGAGGGATTAATTGACTTTACCCTAAAACCAAAACCAGGGTCAGCTTTAATCTTTCCGTCTACTCACCCATATAACCACCAAGTACACAAAATCTACTCTGGAGATAAGTACATGTTCCCTGGATTTGTATTTATTGATGAATTTGATATCTCAAATCCAGAGCACAGGCAGAAATACAATGCTGGTTCATCTATTGCCCAGGAAACTACAAAATATCTAGACGAAGAAGACGAATAAAATGCCACTGAGCTATGAAATTCTTCACAAAAACGTCTACTATTTTCCAGAAATAATTGAAAATATATCTGAACTTTTAGAAGAAATAGAAAAATTTCATAGCGTAGCTATAGCACCATGGGAAACCTGGTACGCAAATAGCACCCCTGACAGTCATGCGTATGGAGTAGTTAAAACTTTTGAAACAGCTCTATTAGAGCAAGAATTGGACACAGAGAAAAAAGAAAAAGCAGAAAATATAATTTTTTCTATTCTTAGTGCTATGGAAAAATCTTGCTCAGAATACTTAATAAATCATGGTGCTTCTAAAGAAGAATTAGAGTACTTAAAAACTTGTCTTTACACAGATAGAAATAGATACGGGATTAGAAAATATAATCCAAAAGAGTCAATGGGACCACACCAAGACATGGTTAGTCCAGATAGGGATACTATAACTATTTCAGTTTATTTAAACGACGATTACGAGGGAGGAGAGATAGCCGTAGTGGAAGATGGACTAGATATTTCAATAAAAACTAAAGCTGGAAGTATTGTAATTTTTCCCTCAAGCTATCACCACGCATCTAAGTTTTCTCCGTCAGGACAAAAAATGATAATTACTCATGTTCACATGCCAATTAGCAGAGTATTGGATTAGCAATGGAAAAAATTAAATTAGGCAACTATTCGGTAAAAGTTTTAGACCCTAAAATTTTAGTATTTGAAAATGTATTAGATGATCCAGACGGACTAATTCAATACTACGAAAACAATGTTAAATGGGGGGGTTGGCACGGCTTCGGGGTGCAGAGTGAAGAGCCAGCATCAAGAATTTATAGCGAGGAGTTTCCTAGCAAAGAGCAGTGGAAAAAAGATTTACTAGACATAGTGCCAGAAAATCCTTATAGAAATGAAGTTTATAATAAATTTTACGAAACATCCAAACTTTACTTTGAATATACAAAAATAAAATTAAAAAACTGGGCAACCGGTCAATGGTCAGTAGCAAAATACACACCTGACGTAGATCATGCTAACAATGAGATTAGGTCAATGAACCCCCACACAGACTATCAGCAAGATAGATACGGACAGCCAGGAGAAAAATTTGGAGTAACTTCAGTATTTTATCCAAATGATGATTATGAGGGTGGAGAGATTTCTTTTAGAGTTTTAGATTTAAAAACTTTTACAATTGAAAAAGAAATTAACTATAAACCTAGAAAGGGTGAAGCAATATTTTTCCCTTCCACGGAACCATATTATCACGGTGTTCTTAGAATTTGGAAAAAGCCAAAATACATCATTAGGCTTTATTGGCAGTGGAAAGACGAAGGAAGTGATACTTGGCACCAGCTTCGTAAAAAATATGGAAATGAAAAATTTGAGCAGCTAGAAAAAGAAAGAATTAAAAGATTCGATTTAATAACGGACGAGCCAATGCAGCGGCCACTTTTAACATTTGACGAATACTATGAAATGCTGGAAGCTGGAACTCTTCCTCCATTTGTAGAAAATGGAGAGCACGACAGTCTAAAAGAACTTAAGGCAAAGAAAATATCAGAAGGATTTAAACCATATGAACTCTGAATTAAATAGTTCCCACTCAAATATTGTTTTAGATTATATAGAAAAGTCAAAAAGAAAAGAAGTAGACCACTATATGCTAACTATTGCTAGAGACGGCGAGCAGCCAGTTAGGTCTATATATTTTTATGGAAATGCTATAGAAGCAACTGAAGGCTACAAAGCATATCAAGACTGGGGATTTGCTAAGGACTACTTGACAGTAGAGCTCTATGAGCCAAATGGACAAATCCATAGTAAAATCTTGCGCAGGCCTAGGGGCGGCGAGTGCGTCTTTGAGCGGGCCCAGTATTATCAAATTTCTGACATACTAAACGCCACTAAGCCAAAAATAGATGAAGAGACATTCAACTACTTGGCTTACGAGTTTGCTAAGCTATTCTCAAAGGATAACCAAAGATTTAATCCAGAGCGATTTTTAGAAACTCTAGGATATACAGGAGAAATAAATGACCGACACATCTAGTATCCCAACCACCAAAACAGAGTTTGGCGATAAAGGATTTATTAAGGAAGATGTAATCTTTTACGATAATTTTTTGACAGAAGAAGAGTGTAAAACAATTGTCAAAGTTTTTGAAGACCCAGAGCAGCCTTGGAGTATGTCTGCATTTTTTGAGTCTTACGGAATGAGCATTATGCCCGAGGACCCAATTTTAGAGAAATATGGATTACCTAGGGATTACTTCGGAAAGCTAGCAGACCGTTTGCACAAAGTAGTAGAAGATGCTCATCAGCGTCCAGTTAAGTCTGTCTCAAGCCACGCCCAAAAATGGCAAGAAGGAGCCTTTGCGCCGTTCCACTCAGATAACACGGATATGGAGGGGAACTGGTCAGCCTGGGAGCGCAGTAAGTTAGTTTGTCTGCTATATTTAAACGAAGACTATGATGGCGGAGAGCTAGACTTTAGAGATCATGACATCTGTATAAAACCAGTGGCTGGTCAGCTAATTACCTTTCCTGGAGGATTTGGCAATATTCACCAAGTTTTACCAGT